TGTTCCTGAAGCTGCTCGGCATTTGATGAGCCAGAGCCACGAAGGCTTTCGTGGCTCTATTGCAGAACTTTTGGGGTGATAAGGGCGTCATCCTCGGTGTACTCAACACGCAGCTGCTTCTTCGCTGTCTCCAGATCTACGGCGCCAACAACATCACTCATTTTCCCCACCCTTCTTCACTGCCTTCCGCGGTCTGCCCTCCGGTTTGAGCGCTTTTGCCGCCCGTGCCAGCCCGGCTTCAACCAAAACAATGGCATATGGGTCATAAATCTCTTCAACATCTCCAGCCTTGTGACGCCCAATCATTGAAAGGCTGTCTTTCAGAAATTCAATTCGCATACAAAAAGCGGGAGAGTTTCCTCTCCCGCCCCAGTCAAACCAAACGGTTATGGCTTATCAGGCCTCAGGAACAGCGAGCGCGCCGCCGATAACCGCGTTGGAATGCTCAACCGCAAGCGCAAGACGACGTTCAGCTCGGATCGTATAGAGGTTCTTGATGAAGTCATCCTCATTCTGCGCGGCAATGTCGACCACCGTAGACATACGGTCATAGACCGTTGCGGCACGGGCGAAGTCGCCGGCAAGGAACTTGCCCTTAGCCATAGCGGCAGACTCAACTACGCGGACTCCCCAGATCGAAGACGACGCGAAGGAGTTAGCCGGAGACCCAAGCAGATACACACCATCCGTCGCCTTCAGACCCTGAAGAACCGCCCAATCCACCGGATTAAGCACTACCGCGCTTGTGCGGAAGCCCGCGGCGTTAATAGTCGCGAAGCTCACGCGGAGCAGGTCAAGCATCGTCGAGCCGGCGCCGCCAATGTCGGCAAGCTTAAAGCTCTGAGCGGTATAGTTCCCCGCCGCCATAATGCCGGACAGATTGGGAGAAGTCCCATCCCCTGTCAGAAGCTGATCCTCAGCCGCAAGGTTCACACCGTAGATCATGCGCGCGTTAATGAAAGCCTGGAGAGCCGGAGCATCATCAGCAAGCTGACGGGTAATCTTGGTCCAATGCGCGATCACCTGAACAGGGGTCTGCTTCAGTTCGAACTCGAAAGAGGAGGAGGGCTTCATCGCCGCCTCCGCGACCGTAGCGGCTCCATTCGTGAAAGTCTTCTCACGCATGTACTCAATCGTCTGAGCCGCAGTCGGAATCCTCGGGAAGAGCCCCTCAATCGTAAGCTCACGAGTGTCAAGCGGGACAATACCCGGAACACGATACGGAGCCAGTTTTGCCTGAGCCGAAGTGACGGGATTCTCTGCCGACTTATTCGAAACCTCAGCCGACGCGGAACGAGCGCCCGAAGTGCCCTTGAAGCGCTTATAGGAATCAGAGTTTACAAACTGCGCCCCAATCGATTTATCAACCAGATCGGCGGCACCCTCTGCCTTCTGGGCTTTCTGCTGGATATCCAGCAGCTGGCGGGAAAAAAGCACCTGCTTCTCTCCCAGCTCGTCAATCTTCTTCTGGACATCCGCCTGCGCGGCTTCGCCCTTCTTAACGGATTCCTGCATGCCCGCGATAGAGGCGTCAATCTTGGAAAGAGCCTCAAGAGCGGTATTGATTTCTTCTGTTGCCATATATCAGTTCCTCTGATAGTTAGAACCTTCCGGCGATAGTCTTAAGTTTCGCCAGTACCTGTTTTTCAGCTTCAGACTCAGAATCCCTCTGATCCCTTTCGCTGAGAATCAGCTCTTTGGCCTTCGAAATAAAGGCCTGAGCCTGAGCTTTGGACAGGCCTGCGTCCCGCAGGTTCTCTTCAAGCTCCCGAATAGAAATTGCTCCCTGAATGTCTTCACACTTCACCAGGCCAATACGCGCCCGGTCATCAGCGGGGAATGTGCAGACTGAAATTTCCCGCAGCCCGGAAACTGATTTGATGTTCCGTCCGCCGTCCTCGTTCCAGTCATAGTCCTGTTTGGAAAGCAGGATCCCAACGGAGAGCCCGTCAATCGTCCCCGCTCTCATCGCTTCATAGACATCCCGGGCCTTTTGAATCGAAAGGGTCAGCTTCCCTTCAACATAAAGTCCCTGGGCGTTCTCCTTCATCGCCGTATACCGACCAATCGGGAGATCCATCGTGTTGTGGTTCAGGAAGATCGGCGGCATTTTCTCTCCCAGGACCTTTTGATAGGCTCCGGGGAGAATGGTGTCACCATAGCTGTCAATGCCGTTGAACTTTGAGGCGTAACCGCGGAAAACTCCCGCGTCTCCTTCTGTCTTCAGTTCCACATCATCGAGCGAAAGCGTCTTTTCAATAATCTGCGTCATATGCGCCTCACTGCTTAATTGGTTCCCCCAGCGGGGTCTGGCTGGTGTTTTTCTGCTCCCCAAGCTTGTCAAGCGGGACAAGATTGTTCTGGGCAGTCAGCGCGTCCGCGCCATCCACAACCGGAAGGTTCTCGAGCCGCCTCACCTCATTCCGTGTCATGAAGCCGTTCTGGAGTGCTTTGCTGTAGCTGTCATACCGACTGGCGATATTCGCTCTCTGAAGCGCGCTCATCTTGAACTCGCAATTAAGCGTCTCGCTTTCGAGAACCGTAAACAGCGTTTTCGTAAGCGTTTGTTCAAGGCCAGTGCAAAGCGGCTGAATCGTCGACCGATAAAAGCCTTCAATAATCTGCTCAAGCCCACTTGCCGCCGTACCGCCAGAGCTATTAAGAAGCGCGCTGGGAACACCAAACCACCTACCTATCTCCTCAATCCCAAACTGCCGGGTTTCCAGCAGCTGCGCGTCAGCGGCCGACATCGCGATCTGCTGATATTTCATATCCCCCGGAAGAACATGAAGCCAATCGCTTGAATTCCCGGTCACCGGCGGGAGATTCCCATATCGCTCCCTCAGCTGCCGAATCTGGTCTTCCGTCAGATCCTGGTCAATCATCAGCAGACCGGTCAGCTGGTTGCCATTACCGTACATCGTTGTGGCATTCTTCTGCGCATTCACAAGCTCTGCCGTGGTTGCCTGCATATACTCGAGCGTAGACAACCCCACAATGCCGTTCCCCAGCCCCTTCCAATGCAGAATTTTGTCGGCTCTGAACTCGTAGAGGTTCCCGTCCTTGTAATACTGATAGACAACCTCGCCATTTACCACGCCGACCTCCATCTGGTCAGCGGCAAGAGGTGTCAGACTCACAAGCTGCCCCGCACCGTCCCTTGTAATGAGCGCATACGCATTCCCTCGAAGGAACCGATTCAGCCCCATCGCGAGCCAGAAATCATGCGGCGTCATATTGGCATTTGGCGCGCGGAGCACCTGCCACACTCGGCAATTCCGTTCTTCCTCCCGATTCCCATCAGAATCTCTGCGATAAACAACAATGGGCAGAGACGCTATTGTTTCCGCAAGCAGAGTGACGCATGACCATACTGCCGAAAGCTGAAGGCCATGGTCCGGCGGAATCGGACGGACGCCGCTGACGGCTGCCCCCGTTGGCAATCGGTTCTGGACCCCGGACGCGTCGCCGATAGGTGAGCCCCACCCCACCATATGGGCAATAGACCCAAAAATAGAGGATATCTTCATAATTTGAGAAACTCATTCAAATCCATTGCCCGGTGCTCGTCATTCAGCAATGCCCGGGAGAGCGCCATGATCCCTGCTACAACCCCGTCAATCTTGTTCTCCGGAGCGTCCTTCCTGGGATAAATGTTCTCCTTGACATCAACATGACAGACCACGTTGCTTACCATCCATGTAAGAACCGGGTCTCCGTTGAAATGCAGACGATGATCAAGTGCCAATGCCTGAAACTGCTTCATAGGATCAGAAAGGTTCGCGACGGTCTGTTTGCAAAGCACCATAGGCACACCGTCATCGCTGAGTTCTTTCGAGAGCTGTACGGCCTGGAATGGGTCATAAGCCACTGATTGAACGGAGTAGCGCCCACAATCCTCAAGGATTGAATCTCGTATCTCGGCGAAATCCGTCACTGGACCTTCACAAACATGGAGATACCCCAAGTACTCCCACCCCTGGTATTGAGAATTCACCCCTCGTTCAATCGCCGTTCTTGGGAGCCAATAATCCCCAAACAGGTAGTAGTGGCTGGAACCATCAATCTTTTTCTGGAAAATCTTCACCTTCGCCGTCATGTCGCTCGTAGAAGCAAGGTCAAGCCCCAGCCAGCACGGCTCTCCGTCAAAATCCGACTCATCCAGACTTTCATCCGCGCAGGCATCCCACGCCTTCATGTCCATCCAGCCGACATCCGCGTTGCACCAGACATCAAGATGCTTCGTCTTGAAGTTGTTCTCAGCGCTGGGCGTCGCGATCGCTTTTGCCTGCAATGCCCGTATGACCTCAGGCCGGACAGACACCCCCCAGTTCGGGTTGGCTTTTGCCAGCGCCTCGCCACTCTTCCAGTCATCATCCGGATCCAGCGTGTAGATGATCCCAAAATAGGATTCGTCCTGAAGCGACCCTGAAAGAATCTTTGTTACGAGCGTGCGCTGCTCGTAACAGATGCCCGCACGGTCAACGCCTGCCGTTGTGATCGAAACCATTAGCGAATTTCTGCGCTTCCCCAGCGATGTCTCAACAACGTCGAAAACATCTCTCTTCTTATGCGCATGAAGTTCGTCAATAATGGCCAGATGCGTGTTCAGGCCATCCAAAGTAGACCCTTCCGCACTCTTCGCCTGAAAGGTTGAATTGGTCGCGGGGACATACAGTGCGTGCGCAGTAACCTCCAGCCCATACGCTTCCTGCAGCGCGCGATTACCCCGCGCCATCGTCTGCGCATCACCAAAGACGATTTTCGCCTGCTCCCGCGTTGTCGCGAAGCTATACACCTCTGCCCCGGGCTCGTGATCCGCACAAAGGCAGAAAAGCCCAATTCCCGACAGAAGCGTCGACTTGCCGTTCCCTCTCCCGACTTCCACATAGGCTGACCGGAATCGCCGATTACCCGCCTTCGCCTTCCACCCAAACAAGGTAGTCAGGAGAAAACATTGCCAGGGCTCTAGGTGAATCGCCCTGCCCGCTAACTCCCCCTTTGTGTGCGTCAGATTCTCAATGAACCAGCATGGCCGGGAAGCCTCTTTTTCGTCAAAGTAGTAGTCACCACCCTCGGGACCCCATCGCCTCAGGTCATTTAACTGGCGCTGAACTGCCTGCTTCACAAAGGAACAAGCGGGCACACTCCCATCCAATACGCCGCTCATGTACTCCTTGGCTATAGCAACGTAATCAGGTTTCTTCATCAGGCTTCAAAAGGATTTTTCTCTAACAGCTCTTCTTCCTGCGCGGGCGCGTGCGCGCGGGAGACAGGGGTAAAACCAAGCTCTTTTTCAAGCTTGATCAGCGTCCCGGCAAGAATCTGCATCGCTTGAAACTCCGGGCTGAGTTTCCTCCTCCCGGCCGTTTCTTCCTCATCAAAAAGGGCTCCATGCTCTACCGTTTTTGCCATCCGACGCCACAGAGCATACGTGCGGCACCATTGCTCAAGCGCCGGCCCGTCTACAACCGACAGCCGCCCCTTCGGCGCGTTCTTGACCGCAAGCGCCCATACCTCTTTTGCGTCTCCCGGAATCCCGACGGGAGGTTCTTCAGACAAAACACTCCCCGAAACCGGGTACGGCTTGGAAGAACGGCATTTCTGCAGCGTCCCTCTGGCCGATTTCTCCGCATCGGATTTTCTGAGCCTGGGCATATCCAAAAATTGAAAAGCACGCGTAAAAAATTGGTGAAGGGCGCGGTCTCAGGGGCTTTTGCGTCCAAAATCTGACCCGCCTCACCCCTGCTTCGTCAGCTCACCTTCTCCGACCCAATCAGTTTGACCAAGATGTTTGTTTTGCAATCACTGAGCCGGGACGACAGATTCAAAACATTGAGTTCCCGAAGCCGCCGTCCTCGCTGGCAGTCTTACGGCTGTGGCACGCATGGCACAGCGCCTGCCAGTTGTTCTGATCCCACATAAGCTTCTGGTTCCCCCGATGTGGAATGATGTGATCCACATCAGTTGCCTTAACCAGCAGCCCACGCTTCAGACACTCCTCACATAGTGGGTGTTCTTTCAGGAATGCCGCTCTGCGCTTCCGCCACTTAGAACCATAGCCACGTTCAGCGGAGGAGCCTTTGAATCTCTTCCGCCTTGATTCGCGTTCCGCCGCCAGTTCTTTGCCCTTCTCTTTATGGCGGGCACAGTACTTATCAGACAGAGGGATAGCTTCCTGGCAGCCTGGGTAAGCGCAAATATGGAGAAGAGGCATACGATCTATGGTAAACCCTTGGCTTCCATAACAACGAGGCAAACAAAGAAAACAGCAAGACCGGCGGTCACCCCCCACAGGATCCCAACAATCATATTCTGCCTTGCCGCCATTCTCCCTAGCTCTTCTAAATTACGTCTCTGTGCTTCGTTTTCCATTTCATTCATCTTCCTTTCTAACGAAGCAATACGTAATTCCGCTTCCATTAGGCCGCGGCGAGATCCTGAGTAGGAGGTATCAACCACTGGCAAGATGTTCTCCCGCATAAAAAAATCCCCGGATCTGCGTACGGATCCGAGGATGGAGTTGTATATCTGGGGGAGTTAACCAGCACCTACACGCTGTTTCTTTCGGGCACAACAAGAGAGCCAACCGGCTCTCCAATCGTACTTCTTGCGTCTTTCGCTTACTGGTACCCTCAATTGTATCCCATTATTTTATTTTTTCAAGAGCAATCCCGAGCGTAAAACTCCAGGATATTAGAAAGCATGACCGAAGCGCTGTGAATCTCCTCATCGAACCTTCTTTTGCTTAGCCCCATCGCCCGGCCAATTCTTCCTACCGAGAGAGACGGGCGGAGGTAGAGCGCGCAAACCATAAGCCTGTACTTCTCCGGATAGAGTGGAGAACACAGCGCTCGCTCAACCCTGGCGGCGTCTTTTACATCTACAGGGCTGCAATCTTTCTCACACTCGTTCGCTATGCCCCTGCCTTCCGCTCCGTACAGGGCGATCATCTTCGCAAGCCACGATGCGCGTAAGCATGATCGGTCCCTGTAAACTCTCGCCCAGTTCTCAAGCCTTGCGTTCAGATCCCGGTCTTCGATCACGTATCTCTCCCGTCAGAGCTCATCAACATCCCATCCACCGCCGTTCTTTTTGGCGCGCGGATAGACAACCTTCATCGCGAAAGGGAAGGAAGTCGCTACCACTTTGACCTTGCACTTCGCGTCGTCAAAGAAGACTCGCGGGCTGCCCTTGACCTCATGCAGCTCCAGTCTCCCATCCGGCAGGAGAACCATGAAGTCCGGTGTGTACCAGCAAGTGCCATCAGCGACCTTCAGTTTCAAAGACTCAAACCAGTAGTCAGCCACTCTCCCGCTTTGTTTCTCTCCCTCCAGATACTGCGCGTAACTGGACTCTGTGCGGTTAAGCTCTCCCTTCTTCATCCGGCCTTTCGCCCTGAGAGCGGTGAGGCCGTAGTTCTTGTGCTGCGTCTTAAAAAACATCCCTCAGTCCTCCTCCATCTCCACATGTTTATAAAGCTCGAGGACTTTCTTCAGGGTAGCTTTAGCGTCTTGAAGGTCCTGATACTCCTGGAGGTGTGGATACTTTTCGTAAAATTCGTAGTCACCTATGAATTGCCCAAGAGCGCCGATAATCGTCAAGAGATCATCCTGACTCAGCTTTTTTGCCATACCTTCATCCTCTCCCCGTCAAAATGGGACATCCTCGTTAGGGGCAGATGCGGCGTTCCGCGGGATATCTCTCCCCTTCGCCGCGGCGTACTGGGCTGTCGTAGTGGACGCGGCAGGCACCGTTCCCTGAGGCTTTGCCCCCAGCTGCAGGGACTCGCAGATAACCTCTGCCGCGTAACGCTCCACTCCCTGCTTGTCGGTGTACTTCCGTGTATGCAGCCGCCCCTCGATATAGACCTCAGAGCCTTTCACGAGATACTGCTGAGCGACTTCCGCCGTTTTCCCAAAAACCACGACGTTATGCCACTCGGTCTCTTCTTTCTTTTCACCATCCCGACCCTTGTATCGGCGGGTAGTGGCAAGCGCGAGGCGGCAGATTGTCAGCCCCTGCGCGTCGCTCGTCTTGGGGTCTCTCCCCAGGCGCCCCAGAAGGGTCACACGATTTACTGATGCCATGCTGTACTCCTATCCTTACCTTTGATACCGTTTCCCGGGGCGAGAAGGCACCTTCCTGCCCTCTCTTCTCCCTCGCCGCCCTTCTGTACTGAAAATCTCATTTCGAAGCTCCTGGCGCGTTTGAATCGCCCCCGGGCGCCGGCAAATTGAGTTTCCAGCGGAGATACCGGATCCGCCGTACCAGCGCCTCGACGTTCGAGGCCCCAACCACCCCAACGGACGGGACGTTCGCGAAATAAACCGGATAAGCGAGTGAGTGGTGGATCCAAACGCCCTCCCGATAGGCAACAGCCTCAGAATTCCCCATGGCGGCGGCCGCCATCCCCCACCTATCCATCTGGGGACCCACGGCGCCTTTGATACTGGCCGCCTCTGCCCGGCGCTCAGATAATTCCCTCACTCTTTTCATCAACCCTCTGTCCATACTGCCCAACTCCTCAAAACCTTCCTCTGAAACCCCGTACGCCTTTGCAATCTGCCGCACTGCCGCCCGCCAGGCCTCGTCTCGGGCCCTTTGGTCTTCACTCATCATTCCACTCCTTCCCCTCCAGATCCCCCAGTGGGATAATTAGAAATGCGGGGACCCAACCTGCACTCACTAACCATCCCATAGAGGAAATCAAATGACGATGTCTGAACAATCCGCTGTAGCCCTTGTCTGCGAACTTATTCGTAGGGGAGAAGTCCATCTTCCATGCCTCGATAAATTTGAATCTTCCAGAAAAAAAGAACTTCAATTTTTCTTGGGTGAGGAAGACGGGAGGTATACGTGGGAGGTTGATGAGCCCCGAAAAAAGCTTGCCGGTCAGGCGGCAAGACTTGACGCCGAGTATCTGAGCACGCTGATCGACGCCCTTAAACAAGGAGCCGATACAAAAAATGACGCTGGGAATTTCTGCACCAACCTCAAAAAACTTGACAAAGCCGTTAAGAGAACTCTGCATGACTGAAGCGCCCCAAAACTGCTGATCCGTCATCACTAAAGACGACAACCTTATCCCCCGGCTTAACTTGGGCTGGGGTTAGTAAGCGTGACTCTTTGGCAATAAGCTCTGCGGCCGTGCCAATCTGCTCCTTTATTTTTTCTGACAGAACCTGCAGCCT